TGGTGACGCCTTTGCCGGTGGTGGAGAAGGAGTGGTTCACGCGGAGACGCGGAGTCCGCGGAGTGGATCATTCCCTCTCCCCGTCAGGGGGAGAGGGTTAGGGTGAGGGGGTGCCCGACGTCGGAGCTGCGGCGTAGGGAGTTGAGAACGATCGCAGTTACGGCGCGCGAAAATGTTTGAAGCCCGCTTGGCTTTGCCGCCCCCTCACCCTGCCCTCTCCCCCTTAGGGGGAGAGGGAGTTCTTTTTGTTCTCCGCGCACTCCGCGCCTCCGCGTGAAACTTTTTTCGGTGCGGACGGGAAGAGATCGATCTTCCCGAGATTGATGAGCGCGCGCAGATTGCCGTTCGGGAGCGCGCGTACCTGTGCGGCAGAAAGAACGTCGCCGTTCGCCACCGTACGCTGGCCGAGCGTGAAGGGACGGCGCACATAGGCGCCGCCGGCGTGCGCGATTTCGGCTGGCGTGTTCATGTCACGCGACGATCGCAGTGAAGAACACGCCGAGGTCGGCGCCGACGAGTTTCATGTCGAAGGCCATTTCGGCTTCGACGCGCGTGGTCGATCCCGGCTTGCCGCGGTTCGGCACCGGTTCGGTCCAGGACGAGATGCCGAGGCTGTTCTGGCCTTCGAGACCATCCCAGCCGAAGATGTAACCGGCGGACGGGATCATCAGGCTCGGCGCCGGCGGCGCGTAGGACAGAAGCGCCACCTTGCCGACCGCGAAGCTGTAGGCGCCCACGGCGCCCTTCTTCGCGCTGTTGTAGGACGCCTTCGCCACCACGACCTTCTCGACATCGAAGGCCGAGGCCAGAAGCTCGGGCGTGATGTTCTTGGCATCGGCCTGCATCGTGTACTTCACGCGGTCGATGACGAGCGGGTGCTTGCGCAGCGCCTGATACACCTGCCAGCCGAGCGTCAGCGTGTTCGCCATCATGCCGGTGTTCTGCAGGATGGTGGTCTGCTGGTTGGCGATGTCGGTGAAGGGATCGGACGTGGCGTCGTCGCTCCACTGGATGGTGTGGGTGGCATCGTTGGTCGACGCGGTGCCGGTGATGTCGGTGCCCCATTTTCCGGTGGTGAGATAGTTCGAGGCGAACAGCCGGTCGCGGCGCAGCAGAAGCTTCTGCATCAGATATTCGGAGATCGAGGTCGCCAGATCGACCGCGGGATCGGCATTGGCGCGCATCTGGTCGCCGATATCCTTGTGCAGCGCCCAGACCTTTGCGGCGTAAGAGTCGGTCGTGAGATCGACGCCGGAGCCGGCCGATTCCGAACCGTCAGCGCGGATCTGCGCTTCGTCGCGGAAGAAATCGTCCTTGTTCCATTTGTAATAGAGGTCGGACTGGTGCTTCACCGAGACGACCGGAAACACCTTGTCGGCGATGAAATTGTCGTGGTCCTGCATATAGGCCACGGCTACGTTGGTGAGCGGCGTGGTCGAATGGACCTGACTGACATTGGGTGAGGGCATGGCTTGTCTCCAGAAATGGGTTGCGGCGCGCGGGTTCGATCAACCGGCGGTCGGGACGAGACGCACCAGAGCGAGCTCGCCTGCGTTCGCGCTTTCGATCGCGACCGCGACTTTGGCGTTGGTCGAGGTTTGCGTGACGAGCTTGCCTGTGCTGGCTTCGGTCATGAGCGCCTGGCCCGCGGTGACGCCGCCGGTACCGATGACCGCGGGCGTGAAGCCGACATACTTCACGATCGCGGATTCGCCCGCTTTCGGGTTGTTGAGCAGGATGCCGGTGATCGCCTCGCCGCCGGTTGACGCCAGATCGACGGCGCGATCGGTCGAGGTCTGCTTCACCGCGTAATATTGCGACGAACTGAGATCGGAATTGGCGGTCAGATTCCCGCCCTCCTCCAGCCCGGTGCCGGATGTTGCCATTTCGGATTCTCCTTCGAGGGTTTTCAAAAAAAGAAGAGGTTCACGCGGAGACGCGGAGTTCGCGGAGTGGGTACCGTTCTCCGTGACTCCACCCTCCCCTTGAGGGAGGGTCGACAATTTGCGAGCACAGCGAGCAAATTTCGGGGAGGGGTATTGGCTCCGTGCGGGGGCGGTACCCCTCCCCGAAAAATGCTCACGCATTTTTCGAACCCCCTCAAGGGGAGGGTGGGTTGTCGGGTCTCAATTGCCCCCACGTTGCTCCGCGGTCATGCGTTGGATAAGGGCGGCGTTGTCGCGGGATTTGTAGATGCGGGCGTAGGCCTGGGCGTGGGTGAGTTTGGGATCGGCTTTGCGCGCCGCTTCCACCTTCGCCAGAAATTCGGATTCGGCGGAGCCTTCCTTGGGGCTCGATTTGCCGAAGCTCATGAACAGCGCGCCTTCTTCGATCTGGCGGTTGAGGCCCGCGATGCGCTTTTCGACTTTGGTCTGCGCGGCCGCGTCGCCGCCATAGGCTTTGCGCAATGTGGCGCCGAACGAGGGCTCGAAGCCGAGATCGGCAGCGCGCTTCTCGAACTTTGCTGTCGCTTCGGCTTCGTCGCGTTTCGCGAGTTCTGAGGCCTGCTTGGCGATCTCGGCGTTCTGAGCTTTGAGGATCGCGAAGGTTTCGTTGCCCACCTTGCTCTTGAAGACGATGGTGCCGTCCGCGGCGTCGAACGCATCGCCGGCGGTGAGCATCTTCGCGACATCGCCGCCGCGCTCGTCGTCTTTCGTGGCCTTGGTAAGCGCTTCAATGGTGTCGAGCATCTCGGCCCCGGTCGCCGTGGCAGGAAGACCCAGTGCTTTTTTCAGCGCTTGGGGTGTTGGGTTTTCTGCGTTGGCGGCCGGAGCCGGGAGCGTTGCCTGAAGGCCCTGGGCCGAGGCATTGGTGGAATCGGAGGGGACGAGCTGGCCGATGTATTCGCAGAACTCGTCGAGGCTCTGCTGAATCATCGCGCCTTTGCCGGTGACGCTGTCGTCGCCCATGATGGATTCGATGGATTGCTGAAGCGCGCTCTGCGCCCTTCCGTAACGATCCCAGAGGTTCTCATGTGCGAGCTGGCCTTCGAAATTTTCCGCGTCAGTTCCCGTATTTGTTTCCGCGCCGGACGTAGCGGCGTTCGCGGCGCGCTTCAGGATCAGCGCCTGCGCGCCTTCCTGGCAGGGGACATCGACGGCGGCGATCTTTCCGATCGTGAGCGAATTCAGAATGCGCTTGGTCATCAATCGTGCTCCACAGCGTCGGCGCCACGCGATCCTTCGATGCTGAAACCGGTGTAGGTGCCGGACTTGAACTTCGCGAGCACCGCAGGCGGCGCCTGATAGCCGACCATCAGCCCCGTCTTGTCGCAGGCGATGCCCATGGCTTTCGCAATCTCGGTGGTCAGCGGGAACGCAAACAGGAATTGTCCAACGTCGTCGCCCGCGTGCATCTCGTTGCCGGGACGCTCGGACTCCATAAATGCGGCGGCACTTTTGAGCATCGCCGGTTCGGTGATGTGTTCGGGGATCAGCTCACCCGCACGCGCGCCGCCTTGATCGATGTTCCAGTCGTAATAGTCCTGGCCCGCAACCTTGCAGATCACCGCCCAGCCGAACACGATGCCGAGCGATTCATCGACCTTGGCGATGCGAAAGAACGGACGTTCTTTTTGAACGTCCTCTTCGCTCATTGCCGCCTTGAAGGTTTTCGCTTTTAAGGGTGACGCGACATGCACTGAGGACGCAGTGACATCCTTTGTGCGCTCGCGTGGATCGGCTGAACTGTCCATTGCTTCCGCTCCATCCAATGATGTGATGTCCGACAGCACGAACGATCGGCGCGTTGCTACCCCCGCACCCGTTGTCATTCCCGGCCGAGCGCAGCGAAGCTGCGCGAGGGGAAGGGAAGCCAACTTGCCAGACGGGTAGCGAGCCCTCGAAGTTGGGTCCCCTTCCCTCGCATCGACGCTATCGCGTCGATGCTCGCCGGGGATGACAATAGGTGCAACGTCACTACTTCGTGAATGCGAAGCGCACATCGCCACTCACCGCCTCCGTCTGCCAGAACGGACGGATAGATAACCTTTGTGGATCAGGCGGCGGTCTAGCATTCCGGCGATTTGCTTCTTCACGTCCTGCGATGCGATAGGGTCGACTTGCGATGCGTCGGCGGTTGCGCTGTCAGTGCCTCGGTTCACATTCGCGAGCTGCTCGGCGCTCATTTCGGGCAAGCCCGCGGCGTCGCGGATGTAGTCTTCGAGGTCGGGATCGGGGAACAGCTTCATGCCCGATTGCGACAGGCGCAGGATGAAGTTGCTCAGGGTATCGAGGTCCTGGCGCTGCGGCACGTCGGGCACGAATTTGGGCTGTGTCTGTGCATCGAAACCGTTCATCGCCCACAGCCGCGCGAGACCGCCATTCAGCGTATCGGCGCCGGCATCGAGCCAGGCCGCGGTCGCGTTCAGGAACAGATCGACCTTCGTGCTCGCCAGCGACTGGGTGCCGTGCGCGCTGTGGCCGAGCTGCAGGAAATCCGCGAGTACCGAGGCGATGATGTCGAGCTTGTGGCGCGCGATCGGCGTATCGAAATCGGCCGCCGCCTTCGAGCCCACGGGCGTGGTGTATTTGAACTCATACATCGGGATGGTGGACTGCGAACCGTCGGCGTTCTGGAACGTGTCGGATGGCGTGACCAGGCCCATCTGCTCGTCGACGCGGATGTTGCAGACGATGTTCTTGAATGCGGCAAGCGAGGCCTGCGCGTTGGTATCGCCGGCGGCTGCATCCTTCAGGAGCTGCGCGGGAACGCGGTATTCCGGCGTGCCGCTCATGCGCTCGAGCGCGATGGCTTCCTGTTCCTCGAGCCGCTTCACGAACCACCACGGGCGATAGGCCTGGCGCAGGATCGAATTGCCTTCGGGGTTGTTCTTGTGCGCCGCCGGACGGAACAGCAGGATCTTCTCGATGGGGATGTCGATCAGCCCGCCGAACCAGGGCTGCTGCGTGAGGCCGGTGATCTCGCCCTCGTCGTCGAAGAACCATTTGATGACGGTGTCCTGGCTGCGCAGCGGAAGCTTCGCCCAGCCGATCAGGCCATCGTCGAATTTGCTTATGTGCGCTTTGCGGCCCGCGAGCGGACGCGGCGCGCGGCCGTTACGGCGCTTGTAGACGATCTCGCACGGCGCAAAGCCATAGCCCAGCATCGAGAGCATTTCGGACACGAAATCCGGCCAGGACTGGCTCATGTCCTCCATGAGCGAGTATGCGAATTCCGCACCGGCGCGCGCATCGGCGCTGTCATCCGCGGGCTCCACGCGCCACGTCACCTCGCGCATGCTCTGGCGGATCGCGAACATGATCGCACCGACCGTGGGCGAGTTGTCTTGCATCTCGCGAAACGTGCGCGCCGCCTGCCGCCCGGTGAGCTGCGGGAGGAATTCGTCCCGCACCCACCCGCCATACTGGCGCAGCCCGGTCGACCCGATGGTGCTCCACCTCAGATCGTTCGACATTGGCGGCGCGATGTAGTCGCGCGAGGAGTCGCCTGAGGTGGTGCGCTTCGCAGGTTTCATATCGATCGAACCTTTCGACGGCACAGCCTGGAGACGGCCATCCAATTTTCACGCGGAGTCGCGGAGGATGCGGAGGATGAGATCGACTCCGCGAACCCCGCGCGACCTTGTTTTGCTCAACTTGTCATTCCCGGCCGAGTGCAGCGACGCTGCGCGGGGGGAAGGGAACCTAACTTGGAAAACCAAAGATCGTTGCACCAAAGTTGGGTCCCCTTCCCTCGCATCGACGCTATCGCGCCGATGCTCGCCGGGGATGACAACGGGTGCGGCGTCATTAGCTCGACATCACGTTCCCGGCCCTGGTCGCGACCCCGTGATGACCATCGGCATCGCCGTCACGCTACCCATGTTCGCCGTCGCGACGAGTTCGGCGAAGGCATCCGAAGCCGCGTCGACTTGGTCGTCGTGGGTGGCGTTTGGGAAGGTGGCGATTTCGTCCAGGAAGGCTGTGTTCCAGGGCGCCTTCAGAAGCTTCACGTTGCGGGCTTCGGCTTGGGAGGCGAGGGGTTGGGCGCGGATGGTTTTGTCGCCCGTGACCGGCATGATGCGGAAGGTGTGTCCGGCGAGAAGTCTTGCGTGGCTGGTCTTTTGCGCCTTGCCGGCCTGGCCGGGATCCTGCGGAAGGCGAAAGCGGACGTTCGCTTCGCCATAGGCGGCCGCATCCTGATCGGCGCATGTCTCGATCGCGCGGTCGACATCGTGCGGCGAACCGCGAAAGCGGTTGATTTCGAGGATGTAGTAGATACCGGCCACCACCTTCATCAGAAGGCCCACGGTGAAATCGCCGCCGTCGCGTGAGGCCGCGAGGTCCCAGGCGCGGACGAACCTGCCGCCCGCGGGCGCGGCATCGACGGTCTCGAACCAGTGCTTCTTGAAGTGGCCGCCTTCGCGCGGCGCCGGGCGCTGCTGAAACTGGCCGGCGGCGCCATAGGAGCCGAGCGGGATCTTGTCGCGCTCCACCGCCTCGCGCGGGAAGCGGCCGGGAAACAGAAGCTCGCCTTCCTCGGCGCGCGGATCGGCGAAACCGATGGACGTGATGCAGCGCCGCTCCGGCTCGAACTCCATCGGCAGGATCAGCTTCTCGTAAGGCAGCATCAGCCCGTCGATGACGCCGCAGATATCGCGTTCGTGCAGCCGCTGCATAATGACGACGATGGCGGACTTCATCGCATCGTTGAGGCGCAAGGGCACGGACTCGCGGAAGATGCGCGCGGCGTTGGCGCGCTCGGCCTCGGATTCCGCGGTCTCGGTCGAGTGCGGA